CCCTTTGAGGTATACGATTATCAAGAAGACATCATTGATAAGATACACAACAATCGATATGTGATTGCTAAACTTCCAAGACAGTCTGGAAAGTCTACTACAGTTATTGCATACATTCTTCATTACATTCTGTTTAATCAAAACATGAGTGTTGCTATTCTAGCGAATAAACAAACAACTGCTAGAGAAATGTTGTCTCGTTTAAAGCTAGCATATGAATATTTGCCAACATGGTTACAACAAGGAATTCTGGAATGGAATAAAGGATCAATTCAATTAGAGAACGGTTCTAAAATTCTTGCATCATCTACTTCTGCATCTGCAGTCCGTGGTGGTTCTTATAACATGTTGTTCCTCGATGAATTTGCATTCGTTCCGGGAAATATCGCAGAAGAGTTCTTCAGTTCCGTGTTCCCTACAATCACCTCCGGTGTGAGTACTAAAGTGCTGCTGATCTCCACTCCAAATGGTTTGAACATGTTTTATAAACTATGGAAGGGTGCCACAAAGAAAGAAGGAGATCCGGGTAAGAATGAATACATTCCCATAGAAGTACATTGGACAAAAGTTCCAACCACTTCGGGTGGTATGCTGAGAGATCAAAAGTGGAAAGAGGAGATGATCAAGCAGACATCGGAAAAGCAATTCGAGTCTGAGTTTGAGTGTAACTTCTTAGGATCTTCTAATACTTTAATATCAACTTCTAAACTAAATGTAATGGCATGGAAAGAACCTCTATATTTAACAAGAGAGGGTCTTACTGTATATGAAGAACCAATAGAAGATCATTTATATTTTATTACAGTTGATACCGCAAGAGGACAGGGAAAAGACTATAGCGCATTTTCGGTAATTGACTCAACCGCATCTCCATACCGATTGGTGTGTAAGTTTAGGAATAATCTTATATCTCCCATGCTTTTTCCTACAGTCATAGAAAAAGCCGGATACAAATACAATAAAGCATATCTGTTTATTGAGATCAATGACATTGGTGGACAGGTTGCAGATATTCTACATTCTGATCTTGAGTACGAGCATGTCCTGATGTCTTCTATGAAGGGTAGGAAGGGTCAGGTTGTCACCGGAGGGTTCGGTAGGGGTGAAAGCACCTTTGGTATCAGAACCACTAGTCAGGTTAAAAGAATTGGGTGTTCGGTTCTCAAAAACCTAATAGAACAGGATAAGTTACTGTTGGAAGACTATGACATTCTGACAGAGCTAATGTCGTTTGTTAGCAAGTCTCAAAGCTTTGCTGCAGAAGATGGACACACAGACGATCTTGTCATGTCTTTGGTGATGTTTGCATGGCTTTCTTGTCAACCATATTTCAAGGAATTGACTAATTTGGATACTCGACTTGCTCTATATAAAAACGAGATACAACAGCTTGAAGAAGATTTGGCTCCGTTTGGGTTTCTTACCACCCACGATGAGGACAGCATGAAGACATTTACTGACGGAAATGACTTGTGGAACGTAGATTCTTCTAAAAATCTATTTTGATAAATAACCCTAGAGCAAACCACATCTCTAGGAGAATAAAAAAATGGCACTAAGACCAAATGTTACAGTAAGCGTAGTTGACAATTCATTCATAGTTGCGACTGGAGAAGATTCTGGAAGCCATGTTTCTGCAATATATAACACTGGCTTATCCGGTGATAATTTAGTTGATATATTTGGAGTAACTTTAGAAAAAAGTAATGGGTACATGACAATAGAATCTGCTGGTGCTTGGGTTTCTAGACTCAATGGAACCACTTTATATGGTGGTGTAAGCGGATCAGGTCCAACTGGTACTTGGAAAACTGACTGGTATTCTGCTTATAATTACCTTCTCTATGGTGGTTTACTACGCATTACTAATAGTCTCACTAATCTATATGACGAAAATCTAGTTCTAGATTCCGTATTCACCTCAAATATAAGCACAACTCAAGTTAGTTGGGTTGAAGCTATGTGTACCCAAAGAACTGATTTAGTTGGTATTGTCGGTGTAACTTATGAAGGTTACACCGGTGGAAGTGTTCCATCTGGATTGGCTGGAATAACTGGCATATATCCAATATCCGCAAACAGTCTTTCATCAAGTAATATAATGTTAGTTGGTGGTGAAAAAGTATCACTAGCACTTTCAAACACCGGCGTGGAGAATTATGTTGACATTCCACTAGCATCAGATGTTGCTGGTTGTTTTGTTAGAACCGATAGAGAAACACAAAGATGGTTCTCTCCTGCAGGAGTTCGCAGAGGTCGTGTCTTAAATATCATAAGACTCAAAAAGAATCCATCTGCAACAGAGCAAGATAATTTATATACCGCAAAAATCAATTACATGCTTGGTGTTCCGGGATCTGGTACATTCTTGTTCGGAGACATAACCAAAGAAGCTAGAGATACTTCTACTCTCACGAGAATTAATGTTGTTCGTCTAATCAACTACATCAAGAAAACTGTTAGCAGAACTGCTCAGAGTGTTCTTTTTGAACTTAATGATGAGCTAACCAGATCATTGTTCACCAATGCTGCTGTGGGTTTCTTACAAAACATTCAAGATGGTCGTGGTTTATATGGGTTTAAAGTTGTATGCGATGCATCAAATAATCCAGCTGCAATAGTTGATTCAAATCAATTTGTTGCAGATTTGTATATTAAACCAACCAAATCTATTAATTATGTTAAAATTGTCATCACCAACGTAAATACAGACACCGTATTATAACAAATTAGGAGAATTATCACATGCCAATTCATAAGCTTTCAACATTTATTGACGCATTTAGAGGCGGAACTCGTCCAAATCGATTTAGAATTTTCGGAACTAGTACAGTTCCGGGTACAGCTTCCCCCCTCGGTTTGTTTCGCGAAACTCATTGTACTGCCGCAACTCTTCCAGAAAGCATAGTTGGAATTATTCCAATTCCTTTCCGTGGCCGCGTTTATAAATTTCCAGGCGATAGAACATATAATGAGTGGAATGTAACGGTGTTGGATGATGTTTTAGGGTCGGCCACATGGGAGTTTTTCCATAACTGGTCGAATCAATTTAATAACCATGATACAAATGTAAGTGTAAGCAGAGAACAGAAGGATCAGTTTTGTCAAGATCTTACAGTTCAGCTGTTAGATCACCAAACTGATAATGTTATTAGAACGATGCAGCTTCTAAATGCATGGCCTGTGCAGGTTGGTCCAGTAACCCTAGATATGAATGCAGCAAATCAACTTGGATCATTCCAAGTTCAAATTGCATATTCACATTTCCTTTTAGGAGCTAAGGTAGTCGCTCCTCCTCCTCCGACACTTCTTGCACGGCCGTAACAAGTAACACCTTAACAGAAACGATAATTATATTATGGCAATTGAAGTCTTTGGTTTTAGTTTTGGTAAGAAAAAAGATCAGGATGAAAAAACTCTGGAATCATCACAGATTCCAGTAACTCCTGAGCCGTACGATGGTTCATATACATTTGAAACCGGAGGAGTCTTTGGCACGTCCATTGACTTCTCCGGTTCCATTAGGGATGAGAATCAATTAATTGGTCAGTATCGCGGCATGGTTTTACACTCGGAAGTTGATGCTGCGGTAGAAGATATAGTAAACGAAACAATTGTAATGGGCGAAGACAGAAAACCTGTTAAATTGAATCTCGATTATGTCAATCTACCAGACACAATTAAAACAAAAATGTATTATGAATACAACCATGTTTTAAAGCTGCTAGACTTTACCAACAAATGCCATGAGATTTTTCGCCGTTGGTATGTTGATAGCAAAGTGTTTTACTATAAAGAGATTGATAAACAGAACCCACAACGTGGATTGATTTCTCTTATACCGATTGATCCTATAAAGATCAAGAAGGTTCGTAAGATAGAAAAGGATAGAACTAGAGTTGTTGGTGGTCAGATTATTCCTTTTATCAAGAAGATAGAAGAATACTATGTCTATGTCGATACCGACAAAGAAGCAATGTATCCAACCACGCCTTCTGGCTATAAATTTACAATAGATAGCGTTACATATGCACACTCCGGGGTTGTTGATTCTGTGACTAAGCGTGTCGTTGGTTATCTTCAAAAAGCCATACGTCCGCTTAACATGTTGCGACAGATTGAAGACGCAGTAGTAATCTATAGAATCTCTCGCGCTCCTGAGCGTAGAATCTTCTATATCGATGTTGGTAATTTGCCAAAGCAAAAAGCAGAACAATATCTTCGAGAGATCATGAATCGCTATCGTAACAAGATTACATACGATTCTGCAACTGGTCAAATTCGAGACGATAGAAATCATCAACACATGCTTGAAGATTACTGGCTACCTCGTAGAGAAGGTGGAAGAGGAACTGAGATCACCACGCTCGACGGGGGACAAAACCTTGGAGAGATGGAAGATGTTATGTACCTACAGAAGAAACTCTATAGATCCCTTAATGTTCCAATTTCTAGATTGGAAGCCGAATCTGGTTTCAATATGGGAAGATCTGCTGAGATTACAAGAGATGAAGTTAAGTTCTATAAGTTCGTAGAACGTCTTCGTCTTCGTTTTGCGTCTATGTTAGTAGACATGCTCAAGACTCAAGTGATTCTCAAGGGAATCATGACAGAGGATGAGTGGAGTAAGATTCAGCACGACATTACTTTCAAGTTTAACAAAGACTCATACTTTAATGAATTGAAAGAAAATGACATCATGCGTGACAGAATGGATATGCTAAATAATCTTACGCCGTATGTTGGCAGATATTATTCAGATGAATACATTCGTAAATCTATACTTAAGCAAACTGATGAAGAAATTATTGAAATCAATGCTCAAATTGCAACCGAACAGCAGGAAGCTTTAATTAAGCAAGTAGAGCAACAGCAACAGATGATGTCTCTTGGAATTCAACCGGAACAACAGGATGGTGGTCAACCCCCACCGCAGCAATAATGAGCATTAAACCAGAATTTGTAGCACTCATGATGAGCGACAAGGAGTTATTCAAGAAGGAACTATATTCCATTCTTGAAGACAAGATGTCCATTCAAGTCAGCAACAAATACATTGATGAATCAGAAAAATTGTTTGAACACACTAGGATTGAACCAAAACCAGTAATCATTAAAGAAGCAGTTATAGAACCTAGCAAAAAGGTCTATATGCCAATTAATGAGGTAAATAGTGCAATAACCACCAATAGAACTCATTGGATGACAGCAAGAGATGGTTCTAGTTTAGAACTAACTCCACAAATGGCTAAATACCTAGCAGAACTATATAATTCTCTAAATAGTTTACACAAAGACAAATTAGTAAATCTAATTCAGGAATCTGAATATGGGTTTAAAAAAGCAGTTCAAACTGCAGAAAAGTTATACGGGAGATAAAAATGGATACAAACAAACTAATTAAGAGCGTCATTCAAGAAAACATAATTGAATCCAAGAAGATTGCTACCGAGATTCTTCTACAGAAGCTATCTGAGCGTCTTCAGTCTAAGTTCCAAGAGTATGCTCCTGAGACTTTTCTAGACGAAAAAAAGGATGAAGAACTTGATCCAGTAGGCGAAGAAGATGAAGATGTTGACAACGACGGAGATTCAGATGAGAGTGATGATTACATAAAGAATCGTCGATCTGCTGTTGCTCGTGCTATGAAGGATGAAGATGAAGGTGACGAAGAAGAGGAAGAGGAGGAAGAAGAAGAGGAAGAAGAGGATGAAGGCGACGAGGGTGACGAAGATGATGGCGAAGAAAAAGGCGAATATGGTCGTTCACCCGAAGAAGCTGGAGAAAATGATGCCGAGACAATGAATAGAAAAGCATTCTTTCCGACCAGCATGAGCGAAAGCAAGAAGTTCAAAGGAAGAAAAGCCAACTAATGAAACTTATCACCGAAACTATAGAAGACATTAAGTACATTACCGAAGGCACCGATGATAAAAAATCGATGTTTATCGAGGGTGTGTTCATGGTATCGGATGAGATGAACCGCAATGGTCGAGTATATCCATTCGATACTCTAAACAAAGAAGTCGGTAGATACATTACCGAGTTTGTGAATAACAATAGAGCATTCGGTGAACTTGGACATCCAACTGGTCCAACGATCAATCTCGATAGAGTTAGCCATAGAATTACCATGTTAGAATTTCGTGGCCCAAAGTGCTACGGAAAAGCAAAAATCATGGAAAGCACTCCTATGGGCAAAATTACTGCAGAACTCATTAGAGAGGGTGCTAAGCTCGGTGTAAGCTCTCGTGCGATGGGTTCCCTCATCGAACAAAATGGTAAGAAGATCGTTCAACCAGATTTAATGTT